AATTTAAAATTACTGTTGTCCGAGTTTGACTCCAATTTGAATGCGAATAAAGATATTGTATTGAATAAGATCGATGATGAAATTGTAAAAGCGGACGCCCGCATTGAACTATTGAAAAGTATTCGCATACGCGACATGTACAAGTATGAAACCGCAAAAATTGCACTGGGAAACACCTTAGAAACGGTTGAAAAAATTACGTCGCCAAATGATGGGCTACTGAAGACTATTCTCGGACAAGCGGATATAGCCAAGCGCTATTTGGATATTATCAATTTCGTCAAATATTTTACGCGCGCGGGTCTTATTGACAACGGCGAATCGCCTTATTGGTTTTACTGCACCAAGACAGGTAAACCGATGTTACCGACTTTTATACACAAACTCGCAGTTACGTATACCACAAATAAAGCGAATTATATTCACATGTTAGATACCATTTGCGCTGAACAAGGCACGCTGAGCGAAGATGGGGATAAATGGATTGATAAGCATAGTGGTTATACCATTAAAATGACCGAACTAAGCGCCGACGAAGAGTATACAGCCGAAGGCTTCAAAGTGGTTAGTCGGGCAGTGCAAGAAGCCGACGCCGGCGATATTATTTTAGCGACCGCAGCAGCAGCAGCCGAACAAAAAATAAATAAAACGGTTGCGGCGACTGCGCGAAAATTTTCCACAATGGATGCGACCAAAATATATAATGTCATTGAGAGCATGAGCACCAATATTGGAATTAATATTGACGGGCAAGCTGATTTTATTGTGCGCAATGTATTAAATCTAATTACAAATGACAAGGTCATGCCACCAAAAGCCAATTATGAGAGATTTGTGCAAATGAACGCAGCCAAAGGCAAAGAAGTGGATAGTTATGAAAACGCATACAATTCCAAACTGATTTATTTGACCCTGGCTTATTTTTTAATCGCCATTCAAATCAGTATTCCGCCGATAAAAACAAAGACCACGTATCCTGGTTGTAAAAAATCATTTAGTGGATTTCCAATAGACGATGAGACGGATAATAAAAAGGGGTTAACTTATATTGCATGCGTCGCGCATAAAATTAAAAGTAATCCAAATTTACCCTGGTCGGCAATTGGAAAAAAGAATGCGCAGTTTATTATCACCCAGATGGAAGCCTTAATAACAACTTTTATTTTACCGACCGAAGAATATAAAAACGGTGTTAAAGAGTTCAAACAATATTTGGAAAATAATCCCGATGTGACAGATATTCCGTCGGAACACAATGTATCCAACTGGACTAATTTTTTACCACCCCTAAAACCGCTTAAAATGAAACTGCCGCAAGACGTGGGTGACGTGTTTAAAACGCATTTAAAGGATAGTTTGCGCAAGGGGAGCGCAACGCAGCAAGATTATATTTTAGAATTGCAGTCAAAAATAATATTGTTTTCCTTTTCAATTGTTGAATTGATCGAAAAAACGGTGCACGGAGAAGGTCTGATTTTAAAAAGCAATAGCGGAGAGCCATTTGTTGAAAATGCCTGCTGCGAATCTAGTACCGCCAAGACACTCCAATATTTTATTAATAAAACTCCTGATATTGCCACCTACAACAATAAAGTGGTGAATTTAAGCGATATGTTAGATGATACAATTCGCATGAGTAAAGCCTCTATTTTATATGATCCGAACAACACTAAACGAAAATTGACTGAACTGAGTAATACATTTTCCGAGGAAACAATTTATCGAGCCTTTATAGTCTATTGTAAATTTAATAGTTTGATCCCACTCAGTGAAAACTTAAAATCGGTGTGCTCTACAAAACCGGACAATTTTGATGCATCGGATTCTATATCAGAAAGTATTAGAAAATTAAAAAGCAATTCGCGCAATTATAATGAAAATTCGTTAGCCAAACTACTCGATGTAGTTAATAATAGCACTAAACAGACGATTGAAGTGGAAGATAAAGAAGTAAACAACATAAGTAAATTAAGTGAAATTATGGAGAAAATCGATAGAGAGAATAGTCGTCCGAGTAATTTTCGTGCTGATTTTATTGCGGTGTTGGAACAATTTGAAATGAATGCACTTATGGAAGATACTGCGCAACTGCGTAAATTGAAGAACCTCCTTGGTTCCTTAAACGGGTCCATGCAAAAAGACTTGTTTGAGTTTGTCAATAAAAACAGCGTAAAGGTAAAGAAAGACGAACAACGCAATTTTAAAGAGTGTCTTGAAACAATTGTGCTATTTAAAGAAACGGGTGATAATCTGTTTTTGGGGAGCAAAGAAGAGACCGGTTATAAGATGCTTAATTTTATGAAAAAAACAATGCGGCGTTTGACAAAAGAAATACCAAATATTATTATAAATGGAATAAATTACGAAGAGAACGTCAAGGTGCCTTCCCATTGGAAATTGTCGAGGTACCATGTAAATGACGTGAGAGGTATTATTAAGAATTATTATGCTGATTTAAAAACATTTTACAAGGATGAGCAAATTACATTGTTGCTGAAAAAATTTACAGAAGTTTCAATGGATATAAATGATTTGGCGCAAAACACCTTATTTTACGCACCGGTTGAAATTATCGGGAAGAGTAAAGCGCCCGCACAGGAGCAATCGCAATCACAGTCACAGTCAAAGAGCCCTCTACAACCAAATGAACCAATGCATAAATATTCGGCTTTTGATTTAGATTTAAATGTATATTTATTCAAATTTTATTTTTTAAGTATATTAACTGATTTAATGACACTGAAAGATGATGCGGAAATATTGCAATTACCTATAACTTCTTCGGAGGATAGTTCTTTATCGGCAGAAGAACGATTATTTGAGTCGTCCGCAAACCCGGATGTACTTGAAGGAAATAAGGTCGAACTTTCCGAAAAAATAGCCAATATTATTGTGACTTTTACAAACTTGATTTGCGCTGATAAAAAAACCGTTGATTACAACTATAAATCTCTCATGGAGGTGATCTTGCGGTCAAGAGTAAAAGAGAAGGATGAAATAACTGATTATCTGGGGAAGATGACGGTGGAAGAACGTGATGTAGAGAATTTATTTAAAAATAATAAACTTGGACGCTGGAGTAAAGGTGAACAAAAAGGTATTCATACATATGATACTAAAACATATGATCAAGAGCGGGAAGATATGGAAAACATGGCACAGAATGAAGCGCGCTTGAACAAACGCTGTGCCGTTACTGACCTAAATCGTGATATTTATGCGCTCGAAATGGTGGAAGAAGATGCCGCCGATGCAGAGGCTGACCGAGAGGATAATATGATTAATTATATGGGCGAAGATGCGGAGCCCGAAGAGTATGATATGGATGGCGATGAAAATTATTATTAGGGATAAGGATAAGGATAAGGATAAGGATAAGGATAATGATAAAGATAAAAATAATAATGATAAAAAATAATATCTATTTTATCATTTAAGCATTTAAGCATTTGAGCATTAAGCGTAAATGTAGAGCGCAAGCAACCCACCAACCGTGGATAAATTGGACATGAACGCATAATATTTATCCTTGCCTTTGAACGGGTTATGATACAAGGCGGTAACGACTACGGTGAAAACTATTAAGGCAATGAGTGCCATCTTAAAGAATGGTAAGAGCGATAGCATGCCGGTGAAAGTATACGCATAGATAATTAACGGAGCAAACATCTCTAAGATAATAGCGCCGCTAATACCCACTTGCGCTAAAGGCAAGGATACGCCTAATTTCTTAGCAAATTTGCCCGTTGATTTCGGGAATAAATATATCTTTTCAAAACTGCTGAGAAAAAAAAGGAGAGTAATAAAAACGGACGGAATAAACGAGGGTAGCATTATATATTTTAACAATATTTTTATACGAATTGTGCGTAAAAATAGTATAAAGAATTAACCTATTATTACTGTAATACTATAATAATGGATATATCCTTAGCCGATGCAAATTGGAAAAATACAGTAGAGTTCGTACCTCTTGTCACCGAGGGAAAGGTTATAAAAGTGTACGATTGTGACACAATTACGATTGCAACTAAATTTCCATATTTAACAACATTAAATGAAAGCAATATAATGTACAGATTTCATGTTAGATTACTTGGTATTGATACGCCGGAAATGAAAACGAAGAATCAAGATGAAAAAGCAATCGCACAATTGGCACAAAAAACACTTTCCGAATTAATATTAAATAAAAATGTTACATTAAAAAATACATCGCTTGATAAATATGGACGAATTTTAGCAAATGTTTATACGGAAGATGGTCTTGAATTAAGTAATTGGGCGATTACATCTAGGTTTGCTGTATCTTATGACGGCGGTACAAAAAAACCTCCCACCTCTTGGAGTGAATATTATAAAACTGGAACTATAATATAAAAAAGAGCACCTTAATTTTGATATGTAATAAGATTTTATATAAATAATAATAATATATTTTTTATATATAAAATGAATCCACGCTGGGTAAGAAATAATAAAATAACCGTAGCAATTATTTTATACATCTTTTTATTTGGACTAGTTAATATTATAAAACCGCCCTTTATCTATAATCCCGATGGATCAATGAAAGATTTTGGGGTTGGTTATCGTCGTAAAACAATTATTCCAGTCTGGCTACTCTCTATTTTTATAGCTATTCTGGCTTATTTTTGTGTTATGTATTATACGTCGATATACCGTTAAGGGCGCTGCCCTTACAAACCCAAAGGGCGCTGCCCTTACAAACCCAAAGGGCGCTGCCCTTACAAACCCAAAGGGCGCTGCCCTTACAAACCCAAAGGGCGCTGCCCTTACAAACCCAAAGGGCGCTGCCCTTACAAACCCAAAGGGCGCTGCCCTTTCAAACCCGTGTCGTCGTTGGGGGACGAAACCCCCGCGAAACCCCCCTAAGTCTGGGTATATGTTGGCTCTTTTCCTTCCTTCTCTTTTTTCTCCTTCTGTTTTCTACTTTCCTCTGCTTGGTATTTATTATAGCGCTCTTCCATTTCTTTCGGCGATTTAGAACAGCCAGCGTTTATAATATAATTATAACTAACAGATGTAACGAAAAACCCTGTCAATAAATTCCAGACGTATTCGGCTATAGAATACTTCATCTGAACAAATCCGTAAAGTCGATCTTTAAGGGTTTCCTTCTCTATTCCTTCGGGATAGTCTTTAAGAATGCCGCCCTCCGCTAATTTATTCCAAGTTTCATTAAACTTTTTTCTCTCATAAACGGTTTTACCATCCACTTTTTTTGGTTTGGTTTTATCGTCTTCTTGTGTGCCTGGTTTTTTTTCAAAGACAATTTCATCTGCTTCAGTGTGTAACTCATTTACAAATAATGAATTATCACTTCGCACGCTTTCTAATGCTCGGTTAATACTATTTCCTTCACCCGGTGGTAATATTTCTTTCATAAGATCGGGTAATCCCATCATTTTAGCTACGGCATATCCAAACGTATTTGAAAACGGGACTAGCCACCCTGGAAAAATTTGCAAAAATAAATGTAAAATCACAAATATAATTAACCACGGAATAATCGTGACAAAAAGAGTATTTTTCCATTGGCGAATTCCGCACATACTCTCAGTTAAATTTAAGTTGATGAAAAATTGCCCAACAACCACAAACAATATATAACAAACTTTTATTATCATTCGCTGCATTGAATTATTAAGAAAAATACTAATTACGCAATATATTGAGGTGGCTATAAAAAAAAATAACATTGCCAATGACGGATTAGGTGTTTTATTTTTTGTGCTATCAGGTTTATTGACCATCTTATAGATAATATATATAAATTTATTAAAATAAATAAATGTATTTTATTTTAATAAATAAATTGTCTAGATATCTAATTATATTTAAGATGGAATGGTCTAAAAAATATAATGCTATTAATTAATGAATACTGTGATTGCTCAACCGCCCGTTTTAATTGAACCAGGTGTTAGGTATTTTTTAAGCGGTACTTTAAAAGAATGCCGCAAATTTAAGGATAAAAATTCAACTGTTTTTTTTAATATTTATATGACTTGTATATTAATTGTTATATTTGGTGGATTCTTGATTTATCGTTATAGAGGTAAATTAACACCCGCCGAGATTGCAATTAAAAATAGAAAAAAACAAGAATACATTATTAGCAAATTAAATCAGATTGCATATATAAGAAAAAACCAAGATTCAATAGATGGAACAATTACGGGGTTACCCCACTGGTAAGGGAGGGTAATTTCACACCCAAGCGACGAATTTGTAATGAAGAATGCTCTGCCCTTTCATCCAATTCCCTATATTAATTGTCCACCGATGTATTTATGAAAAAAATGAATAATTCTAGACTTGTTGGTCGCAAACCGGTTTTGGACATTTATAAATGTCCAAAATGGCTTTTCGGGCTTCGCCCTCTGGAAAAAACGTGAAAAAACGAGTTGTGACCATTATGCTCTCATTTTGATTTTTGGGTGAAAATGTTTGTGAGCATAATTTTTTCCACTTTTTATGATTTTATTTGAAAAGATTTAGGAACTTTTTTTGTTAACTAATTATATTAACAGATGGAAACAGAATTAAACACCGATTTATTCTCAAAATTTTCTTGCGAAAAATGCCTGTTCAATTGCTCTAAGCAAAGTTATTGGAACCGCCACATAATTACAGCAAAACATATAAAGTTAACAAACGTTAACACTGATTTGACACCCGATTTAGACGAATTATATAATTGCAATATATGTTTTAAACAGTATAAATCACGAGTAGGGCTCTGGAAGCACACGAAAAAATGTATTGCAGTACCAACACCAGCAATAGAACCAGATACAGATTCTATAAAAACAATAAATGAGATTGATAAAGATAAAGATAATATAATTGAACTTCTTATAGAGGAACATAAAGATTTCAAAAATTTGATATTAGAAATGATGAAAAGCAACACTGATTTGCAAAACAAAATGCTGGATATGTGTAAAAATAGTAATACGACAATCAATAATAATAGTACTAATACTAAAAACAGTCATAACAAAACCTTTAACATGCAAATCTTCTTGAACGAGCATTGTAAGGATGCGATGAATATTAAAGATTTTGCTGATTCATTTGAATTACAAATATCGGACTTAGAAAAGGTCGGACACCTCGGTTACGTAGATGGTATCTCCGATATTATCATTAAGAAACTCAATGAGTTGGATGTGTATAAGCGCCCGATCCATTGTAGCGATACTAAGCGTGATACCGTGTATGTCCATGCGGACGATGTCTGGACGAAAGAAACGAGTGACCATGATCAAGTGCGGATGCTTGTGCAACGCATCACAGCTAAAAATATCCGCTTATTACCCATCTGGCGCGAAATGTATCCGAATTGCAAGAATAACATGCATCGTTTGAACGAAACTTATCTCAGCTTAACGAGGCAAGCGATGGGTGGTTTTGGTGGCACTATACCCGAGAATGAAAGCAAAATTATTAGGAAGATTGCGAAAACGGTATATATTGATAAGAATATGTAAGCGTTAGCAAATGTAAGCGTTAGCATATAGCATATAGCAAATGTAAGCTGTCGTCGTTGGGGGGCGGAACCCCGGCGGAACCCCCGTTCGTCGTTGGGGGACGAAACCCCCGGCGAAACCCCCGGCGGAACCCCCACGGAAAAAATAATAGTGTAATATAACAGTGAATATGGACGTATTAGACTATTATAAACTTAAGGAAAATTATCAGGACAAAATAAATGAGCGAAAAGAAAAGATCAAAAAGAAGGAAGGACTTACGCTGAAGGAATTAAAAGCACGGTTTAAAAAATTAATTCCAAAATGTGTCAATTGTGGTAAAGCGGGCGGGACCATATTTGAAGAAAAGAACGGGATGTTAAAAGCGGTCTGCGCAGCCACGCCTCAGTGCTCTTTAAATATTAATATTAAACGAAAATTATATGATAACGCACTGGAGTTGGAACAGAAAAATGATATCATTAGCGAAAATTTAAAACTGCGCATTATAATGACCAAATTGGACTATCTTTTTGGCTTAAATAATTCAAAAGAAGATACAATTGATAAATTCAATAAATTAAAAGGGGAATTAGCACAAATTTCGGAAACTCAATTGGTTCTTAATAAAAAGTTCGGACACATTATAAGCGGTGATAATCGTGATCCTTTATTAAATGACGCCAATATTGATTTGGCAAATGAAATTGACGAACTAAAGAAAATATACGCCGAATATTCCTTAGAGGCTTCTGCATCTGCTGGCGCTGGCGAAAATTATATAACTGCTATGGTTGAAAAATACATCTCTCTCATCAAACCTTTGGTAGATAAAATAAGGAAAATGCAATATGGTTATTATGCAATAGAACCGGTGGATGATGAAAATGATGTTTACCGATTGGTCTCGAACCCTTACCGCTTTGACCAGTTGGAGCAAGAGAGAAAATAATTATATATCAAATAAAAAATATATGCGTTATATGTATATGTTTTTTAAATACATTTCTTTTAGGGTTTTTTTCGTTAGTTTATCAATTGGTCTATTATTTGCCTATCTCTCGGCACCAACCCCTACGATTATCCACGTTTATCCCACCCCGGACAATGTCGACAAGGTTGAATATGTAGACAAGGCAAACAATTGTTTCACCTTTACATCGAGTGAGGTTAAATGTCCTACCGATCGCAGTTCTATTAAAAACATACCTATACAGAAATAGAAATGAATTTATACAATTATATAATAATCATAATATATAATCGCAATAATATACAAATGAAAGGAAAGAGAGGTATGATGAAATTAATACATACACATAATGGGCGATATGCCATTTCATTCATTTTGGGAGTTGGACTTGCGAGTTTATTTAGAAAGGTCTGTAATGACCGCAACTGTTTAGTATTTAAAGCGCCACCTTTGGAAGAAGTGACAAAAAACACTTATGCCTATGGCGATAAATGCTATACCTTTAAAGAACAATTGGCAAAATGCAATGATGCCAGCAAACAACGAGTTTTTTTTTAATATGTATCAATTGCGTCTATTATAGTATTTATTAATGAAAATAATATAATAATGAACATTGGCACTACGAGTATTGATTCCTTGCCTCTTTCACCGCAATCGGGCGAAAATATTCGGATGGAGACGCGCGAGAATAACGTGCAAATTGCTAATCCGGCGCAAGCTTTACAACAAGAGCGTGATAACGACCCAGCGATTATGCAGAAAAATCTGAACCAATTCGTTACGGGCATCCAGCAAGCGAGTGCGGCTGGTTTAACTAATTTACCATCGCGCGATATTCCGCAAAACCAGCAACATATATCACAAGATGCGCAAATTAAACCGAATTTTATGCCGCCACCTGAAAATACGTCGCAACTAGATTATATTCGCGAACATCAATCCAATGCCGATATTATTCGCGCTCAAGCGCAAAAACAAATTAAGAGAGATACCTTTGAGATTATTTTTGAGGAAGCGCAAATCCCCTTTATGTTGGGAATTTTATATTTTCTGTTTCAATTGCCGATAGTGCAAGTCCAGCTATGTAAAATTTTACCGTCGCTTTGTAATAAAGATGGCAACCCAAATCTCTCGGGTTATATTTTTACCAGCGCTGCGTTTGCTGGTGTTTATTATTTTTTGATGAAGAGTATGCATTTTTTGGATAGGTAATATATTATAAGTAATATATTTATCTATAATATAAAGAATGTATCCAGAACGAAGAGAAGGAGGAAGACGAACGCAAACACGAAGACGATCACGAAGAGGAGAAAATATGATAGCTAACGCAAATGTTGACGCAAATGCGCGCGATGCATACTTACGAGTAGAACCGCAAGCGCAAGGACCGCAACCTCGAACAAGACAATATCCAGCAGCAGCCTCACCAAATGATGAGGAACTTCCCGGTTATTCTCCACCGCCTCTCTACAATTCTCCACCGGCATATCCTATCAAAAATCCATTAAAAAAGTTAAAAAAATATATTAAAAAAAAAATGAGCGCAAGACGGGAGAAAAAAGCAACACGCGCTGCAACACGCGCTGCCACAAAGCAAATGAGACCCGCGCCTCCGGAATATACAGAGTTGGGAAGTAGTGGTGGAAGAAAAAGGTCGAGGAAGACAAAGAGGATTAGGCGGAAGCACACAAGTAAAAAATAATATACTAAAATATATATATGTATCTCTTTTACAAGCATATTAAGGATAAAAAAATACATATTTTTATCATTTCTTTTTCGATTTTTATTGTATTAAATATTATTGAAAATTACGTGCATTATAACATTGGTCGGCATACTGATTCAAAGAATATCGTACTATCGATGCCGAGTAAAAGCGATTGGACAAAAATTATTATCGTCATGATCATATTTGCCTTTTTACAAGGCGGATTTACTTATTTGCTTGATTAATATAAATAATTTCGTCGGGAAAACCATTGGTTCGTCCCTTGTGTGTTTGCATTTCCAGAAGGTGAAGAGCGGACTTAAACTCTTCTTCGTTCTCATATAAATAGAGATTCCAATTACTAAAGGGCAAGGGCTCTTCAAAGGGCTCTGCCCTTTCAAACCCGTCCTCAACCCCGAAGGGGTCTGCCCTTTCAAACCCGTCCTTAAATCCGAAGGGTGGAGCCCTTTCAAATTCGTCATCGACCAAGTTCGTCGTGGGGGGGCGAAACCCCCTGTTCGTCGTGGGGGGGCGAAACCCCCATGTATCCACCGGCGTATCCCATAAATTGTCGTGATCACCGCGACCAAATCCCACCTCTTTTTTAGCTTCGTCGATTTCTTTTTTTCGTTCAAGCATGAAATTATTTAAGTCGGTTTTAGTTCCTGTGAAGAAATAGTGAGTATTTTTGTAAAATATTCCTAGGCGTGTGAACCGCATATAAACGATATGTTCATGTTCTTGTATATTATTAAATTTATTGGCAAACCACGGATGACTTTCTAAGGTAGTTTCGCAACTTTCCAATGTATTTTCGCAAGTGAACGTCTGCATTTTCTTATTATTTATTATATTACTTTTTATAATAAATCATTTCAATTTTTATTTATTATGAGCGTATTTTGTACGATTTAAAAATCAAAGTATAATCAAATGGGTCCAAACGAAGTAGGTCCAAACGAAGTAGGTCCAAACGAAGTAGGCCCAAACACAACCAATTTTAATCTATTAAATAGTTATATCAACGCACTCATAATAAATGTTAAGCAGACCAAAATCCCGCCGGTTATTAATCTAATTTTTGATAGCGGCGCAGTTAATGGAATCCTCGGCATCGGTGCCGCCCTTTATATAAAACGGTTAGAACAGATAGGCTATACAAAAGTAAATAAAGTATCGGGCTGTAGTATTGGCTCAGTTATCGGACTATGGTATATATGCGATTGTCATGAAACAATGTATGATTATACTGTCAAATTATTCTCCTCTTACAAAGAACATAAAAATTTTTATATGTATAAAATGCTTGTAACAAATATTGTTAATCAACTATTTCCGCACAATGATGTGAGTCGTCTTAACCGAAAACTCTATATTAATTATTATGATACAAAAAAATGCAGGCAGTGTGTGATATCGAAATTTAAATCCAAGAAACATCTCATAACCTGTATTGTAAGATCGTCGCACGTGCCGTTTTTAACCAGCCGCGACTATAAATATCAAGGACGCTATATAGATGGAATTTCACCGTATTTTTTTAAAAAGGGGAAAAATTTATTCATTAAACTGATTAATTTGACCACACCGTTAATGTGTATAAATATTAAACGCGAACAAAATATTTATACTCGGTTATTGAGTGGTATTGTTAAAGTGAATGATTTTTTCATCAACGGGAAAGAAAACGAATTATGTTTATACGTTGATGATAAAAGTTATATGTTATTTTTCCAATTACGTATCAGGAAATATGTCGTATTTTTAATTCTCTATTTTATTGAATGTTTTCTTCTTGTGCAAAAAAATATCCCACAGTGTGTGCGCGAAACTATGCTTTATAATAAGTTAGCTCTCTTAGGAGAGGCTTCCTGGCAAGGCATGAAAAATAGATTGGTCTAATATATATTAGAAAACGTTAAACTTTTTTTGCACAAAGCTGCCTAGCGGGCAATTACTCTGACACGATTCGATCGGTACACGTTTACAAAACTCATCGGGATAACCGAGACTTAAACAGTTTGCTAAAGATTCAAAGCCTTCTTTTGTTGTCGTGCTTCGAAAAAAAAGATAGTAGATACGAGCCACTATTGTAATGGCAAAAATTATTAATATATACTTGTAAAATTTCATATTATATATTAATAATATATTTAACCAGGCAGAATTATTTGCTTCAACTGAAATAGGGTGATCGGAATTATCTTCCGGCTAATTATTTTTCCGTCAGAATTTTACACCTTCGCACATTTAAAATGCCGATTATTTTAATATAAAGAAACAATACCATATATATAAAAATGTCTATTTCGTATAAAGATTTAGTATTTGAGTCCAATAAGACAGATAATTATATGATGGATTTATGTATGCTACCAGAAGGAGTGAATTTAAGATGTAATGATGTAAAAATGTCCGTTTCTAAACCAAAAGATTACACAGAGTGTAGTTTTGCTTTATCACGTGATTTTGATATATTTTTTAGTGTTAATTCAATTACAAATGCCGAATATATTCAAAAACTTGAATTATGGAATGCGGATGGCGACAAAATAAAAGATATTAAGTTGAATGAAGAACTTGATATTCCATTATATATTTTTCAATATACACCATTATGTATCAAGGTAAAATATGCGAATGATGTACCTATTTCACAGGAAGTTGAGATGATTTATTCCGCTGGATTATTACAATCTAAATATAGAAAAGATAGAACTATTAAATTTCCAATAACTATTGCTTATAACCTTACTGGGTGGAATACCTTCAAAACTTCAAAACTTGATAAATTGTAAAAATCGGCGTTTTAAATGTGCGAAGGTTTAAAAAAATTTATCAAATACTTTTCCGACTATATTTTTCTTAGTTCTCTTCTTGTTGTTTTTAGTTTTCCTATATTTATTTCTATATGTGGTTTTATTTTGATATATATTTTTTCTATATTTCTGCTGCGGCTTGTTGTACTGTTTACTGAATGACAGTGGGATCTTTTCTGTATCCTTTTTCTGCGTTTTATTCGGCACATATTTATAAAAATATTTATTATATTCCTTGATATCTTTATTGTTTTTCAGTTGTTCATATTTCTCAGCCTTTTGACTGCGCATCTCAACGATTGTTTTTTCATCCCCGTAACAATTAATGTTAAATCGTTTTAATAATCCTTTTTGTTCTAACCGATTTTTGGCTTGCACATTTATTAAATATTGCGCCATACATATAATTCGCTCATGATCATAATAGGGTCGCGCTGAATAAAGAAACGCAATTAAAAACAATAACATGGTTTCAATCGTGGCAACTTTTACTGTTTTCCCGCTTATTTTTATAGTATTATAACTATAGCAGCCGTGGGGTTGATAAATAAAACATAATGTATCATCGTCCACCACAATCTCGTAGTGTGCCATAATGACTTCATTTCCCACTTCCGGTTTTTTATTTATTTTGACATTTTTAAACCCTTCGCTTTCTAATTTTTCTTTTAATATATACGCAATTGCTTTGGGATCTTCGGCTAGAACATCAAAATCCGGCACCTCGAGTAATTGTTTTTTTTGTTCAGGTGGCATATAACGTCCATATAAACTACTTGCATAACCGCCAATAAAAACCACCCCTTCATTGATCATAGTATCTTTTACTAATGAATATAATGATTCGTTTAGTTCAGGATTTCCAGTAAAATCTCTCATAAAATTCACCTGTGAACATTTGGGATTTTCATTAAAGGGAAAATGACGGTTTAAAAGTACTAGTCTTTTGTATATTTTTTCCCACCGAGTTACATCGCCATCCGGTCGTGAAAGTTCATTGTAGGTTTGCATACGCAGGTAATCCGGCGACGCATAAGATATACCATCTTTGCGAATAGAATTTTTGAACAATACCTTAAAAATTTTTGGCTCAAGTTGAGTAATATCGGCAATTGGAATAAAATTCACAAATACCTTGTATGTCTCCTTGTGCATACCTGAACGAACTTCAGTATCCGCGTAACCATTTTTGGCATAAATATCGGCTAATTCCGTTGCGTGTACGATTGCTGAGGGAGAGAAAAAATCATAGTCGGGTATTTCAATATCTTTATTATAAAATTGATCATTTACTGGTAAAATATTATTGATAGCAGTTCCACCATAACACACCACCTTTTTCCGTCTTAAAAAAGTCTCTAAAATTTTAATAATATTAGTGATATCATTTGTTTGTTTAATTTTTTTTCCTAATTTAGATTCAGCCTTATCTACTGAATTTCGCAATAGTTCTAATTCCCTTTCTTCAAATGATAAATGTTTTTTTGGTTTATCCTTATCAATCATCTTATATATATTTAAAGAAAATATATAAAATAATAACATTTGGTAATGTTCATTATGTAGTAGCAGGCGGTGTAGTAGTAGACGGTGCAGTAGTAACTTCGTAGTAATCGCTCTCTGCACAGTCTGGTAAAATTTGCATATTTAATGCGGCTGGTCCATCTTTTCCCATCGGATTTGTTATTTTAGACGAATATGTAACGCATTTTTTCTGTGGGATAGGAGCAGGTATAAAAACTGGTTGATACCTATACATTTCGTCTTTTAATACAAACGCGGTTCCAGCATCATCAAAAAACTTGGTATAATATTCCATATTGGCATCAAAATTCTGAAAAGACATTGCTATCATCTGGCACCCATACGTTTGGACTAATGCGGATGAATAATTTTTATTATTAGCCGATAATTCGGGTATGACCATCGTCATAT